CTAAAATAGAATCAACGGAACTCATTCTTATGAGATATTCATTAATTTTAAATAAAAGGTAAACACATTAAAAATTTGAAATAGATAGAATGTCAAAATGACATGAGCTTAAACAATCATTCTTTTGTGTATTCAAATGGAATCTGTTATCCAGTGTATCCAAGATGTTCATTCCATGAATGATATCCGGGATATAAAACTTACAACAAACATTCTTACCTCAATTGAAAATATTCACAATTGTATTAAGAATGGGTCTGATTCAAATGGTTGGAAAAAAGTAGAATGGAGAAATGGGACTGGAAAGCCCAAAAAGCCTTTTGCGAATAAGCCCGCTCGTGAATACAGTTCATCCCATTCTGCGTTTGAAAACCGACAGAAATTCCCATCTGAACCTCTAAGTATTCCTTTAACATGTAATACTCCTGAAGTATTTCGTCCTCAAAAATATGTTAGTAAATTTAAAAAGCCTTCCACGAATGTTGATGATACAATTCTTAATACAATCCTTTTAGGAAAACTTAATAAGTTTAGTCAACAAAACTATAGTGAAATTAAAGAATTCATCACACATATTATTGATAATGGAGAAACAATTATGATTAAATGTTTTATGAAACTTCTATTTGAAAAAGCAGCAAGCGAGGAAACATTTTGTCCTCTGTATGCGAAACTATTAGGTGAACTTAGTGCGAGTTATCCAATACTTCTTACTGAAATGGACAATCTGTATTCCAAGTACATGAATATATTTGACGAAGTTTCAGAGACTACGGAGGAAACCTATAATGAGTTTTGTACACGCAATGTTAAAAATAAATATCGTCGCGGCTATTCACAATTCTTAGCAGAACTTATAAAATATAATATTATTGATATTGATATATTTATTAAAACCGTCAATAAAATTATTAGTCAAATTGAATACAATTGTACAAATGTAGAATCTATTAAACTTAATGAAGAATATTCCGATTGTCTAATGAAAATTACAAAAGCAATTAAAACGGGTACGGATAACAATATTACGCAGATTAATACAATATTTAAAAAAGACATACTACATCGCATTCAACCTCTTACGTTACGTAATGCGGATAATCTTGGAATGAGTAATAAGGCTCGATTTACGATATTGAATATATACGAAGGATTCGGAAAAATTTAACAATATATAATAGATGCGTAAAAGGGGAATATCAAAATATACGGCATTCGTTCCTAAAACTGTGAAAGCAGTAAAAAATACAAAAACTCGCACATTAAAGCGAATAAAATGTTTTTTGAAAAAATCAACTAAAACACTTAAAAATGTACCAAAATCAATTGATAAAAAGGCATCTAACACAATTCGTTCCTTATCAAAAAAACAATTTAAAAATTGAATACCTTTTAAAAAAGTGATTTAAACAATAAGTAATTTCATTAATATAAGTAGAATGCCAAAAGAAAAATCCGATAAAAAAGCTGATACATCTGATAAAAAATCGGATAGTGATAGTGATAGTGTAGATAGTAAAGGAAATATTCGTAATCTTGTTGATTATGATTATACATCAGATGAGTCTGAATTAGATGTAAAACCAAGTATACCGCGTAAGGCAGCGATAGCTGCGAACGATAAAATAAAAAGAATCATTCGTAAATCGATGCAATATGAAAAGAATGAACAAACGAAGAAAAAGCCACAAAAACAACTAACACCTGTAAAAAGAAAATTTCCATTTAAAAAAAGCTCTCCAACACCTCCAAGCCCTCAGTCAGAAACCTCACATGATTCACTTTCTAGCTCAGAAGAAATAGAAGAAATAGATGAAGACAAAGAAGAACCTAAAGGATTTGGAAGTATTCTCCTCTCTTTAAGTGGAATTGGTGGAAATACGATGAAGCCTTCTAAATATAATATGAAAAAGGAACCAGAGATTATACAAAAATTCGTAAAACTTCTTACAACTCCTAACGAAACAAATACAATTGATTCACAAATTGACCAATTCAAGGAATTATCCGAACATAAACAAAAAGAACTTGTTACTGCCCTTGAAAATCGTACAACCTCTACGAATTCTGGTGTAAATCTGATGCTGAAAATTTTAACACTCGCATTAGAACCAGATGTTCAAGCCATGATTTTAGCAAAATATAATAGTCTTCAAAATCTCGATAATTCTACGAATGAATACTTTAAATTACGAGCATGGCTTGATAAGGTTGTAAGTATTCCATTTGGAATATATAAAGACATTTCAGTAAATATTAATGATGGTCCAGATAAGTGTATTGAATTCATGAAATGTGCGAAAAAGTGTTTAGATGATGCAATATATGGACAGGAAGATTCTAAATTACAGATTATGCAGTTTATTAGTACCAAAATTACAAATCCTTCTCATCGTGGCCTAAGTCTTCTTCTTGTGGGTGCTCCAGGGATTGGAAAAACCGAACTTATTAAGAATGGAATTGCCAAAGCTCTTAACTGGCCTTTTCAATTTATCTCACTGGGCGGTGATTCGGATGCGAGTACCTATACTGGACACCAACTTGTATATGAATCATCACATTGTGGTAAAATTGTGAATTCTCTGATTGCTTCTAAATCGATGAGTACCGTGTTAATGTTTGATGAAATTGATAAGCTTTCTCAAACTCCTAAAGGTGAAGAAGTGATGAACTTACTTATTCATTTGACAGACCCTGTACAAAATGGATGCTTTGAGGATAAATATTTGGCAGGTGTTCCCATTGATTTAAGTAAAGTTATGTTTATATTTAGTGCGAATGATATTACGAAGATTGATAAAATATTATTGGATCGTATGATGGTAATTAAATTAAATGGATATGATTTGAAACAAAAAACGATTATCGCAGAAAAATATTTATTACCACTTGCGGTAAATGATGTAAACCTATTTGAACGTATTTCTATCTCAAAAGATATATTGGCATATATCATCGAAGAATTTTCAGGCGATGAAAAGGGTGTTCGTCAACTAAAACGATGTATTGAACAAGTTACTCAAAAGATTAACATGTTGCGCATTTATAACTCGACTGAATTACCATTCCATATAAAGGACTTTTCATTACCATTTATTGTAAAAAAGGAGCATATTCGATTATTTCTCAAAATGAAAGAAAAGGAAGTGATTCCATTTGGGATGTATACGTAACTATAAATATAGTGAAATTGTATTTTTATTTAAACCTATACTTTGTAATTGTCCAATTGCCAAATTTTTATCTTTTGTTTTTTTATATTCAAATACAATATCATCTATCTCTTTTTGTTTTATATTTACGTTTGTATTTGGGCGTTTCATTGTTTTATTTGGACTTTTATTGCGTTTCATTGTTTTATTTGGACTTTTATTGCGTTTCATTGTTTTATTTGGGCTTTTATTTCGTTTTGGTGTTTTATTTGGGCTTTTATTTCGTTTTGGTGTTTTATTTGAGATTTTCTCTTTTTTACGTGTTCTACTATATTCTTCTCTATATTTATTATAATTGTCTGTGTGTTTCTTAGAATTTTTATGTGACGATTTCCATGTACTTTGTGCCATATCTTGATCACAAATCTTACAGTGTATTTTGTTTCCAATAGATTCATACAATGTATCTGAATTATATGGGACAATATTTTCTGGACTTTCATTATTACTTTTTTCAGGACTTTCAGGGCTTTTTTCAGGGCTTTTATTTGAATTACCATATTTGTTATTAAATGATTTAATATGTATGCCTGTTGTTGTATGTGGCTCCCAATTATTTTTAGTCATTGGTTTATTACAAATTAAACATTGTATTCTACCATCATTTCGTTCTTTGTATAAATGTTCATCTGAAATAATAGATGCACTTAGTGGATTTCCAATAAATTTGCGAATGTTATTTTTTATAAGTATTACATTTTCTGGAATTTGTATATCTTTTGGAAGTAATAGGCCAAAATGACCTCTATGTATTCTTAATATGGAAATAACATCTTTATTTATGCGTCTGTTATCTAATTCTGGATAAAATGATGTTACGATTTGTATTATATTCTTATTTCTCTCTATATTATATAGATTAATATACACACCAAGTGATTGTTGTGCAACAGCTAATGTTAAATCTCCTGCTTCACTATCCCATACTCTATTACCATATAGCATTCTAACATCTTTCTCTTCTATAGCTTGTTCTCTATAGTTAAAACTGGAAAGCATATAATCAATTATTTTTTTTCGTAATTCTATATGTGTAATTGGCTCTTTTTTAACATGCGTATAATATAATGATAATGTATTATATAAACAATTACCATCTTGAGGTGTATCATAAAAATAAAAATTACTATTATCTTGATACATTTTTATACAATTTTCATCTGTATTTTGTCCAGTACATTTAAAAATAGGACGTTTATTATTCATTTCTAATAATTATCAATATTAGAAATGAGTGGTTGGACAAAAACATATGTCAAAAAATTGTTATTTAAACTTGCGATGATTTTTTTAATAATCGGAGGTATAAATTGTCTTATTATCGGATTATCTAACGTACATATATTTGGTAACATATCCAGGTTCATTTATGTTTTTATCGGAATTGCCGCACTTGCGATTATGTTTGATAGAGATACGTACTTGCCGTTTTTAGGGCCTATGGTAGCACCCTGTTCTGTATTACAAAACCTAGAACCCCGGGGCGCTACCAGAGAGATTAAAGTGATTGTGGAACCAAATGTTAAGATAATATATTGGGCGGCTGATGTATATAAAGACAAAGACAAAAAAGACAAAGACAAAAAAGACAAAGACAAAAAAGACAAAGACAAAAAACATAAGGTAAAATCATGGAAAAAGGCTTATGGCGACTATGAAAATGCGGGTGTAACTACTTCCAACGGAGAAGGCCTTGCCGTGTTTAAAATCAGAGATCCACAATCATACAAAGTTCCTATTATGGGAAAATTATCACCACATATACATTATAGAATATGTGGTGAAAATGGTTGGATGGGTAGAATAAACACGACATTTTTGAAAAATGAAGTAGAAGGATTTTCTTTTGTATAATAGATGACAGATGTACTCATTTCGATTTTAAAAATGATAGATGCGGATGATTCTATATTAGTAGTGAATGATGAATATAGTGTTACACATCCATTAGTAAATGCGGCAAAATATTTGACTGTTCAATATTTTGATTTAGATAGATTAATCAAAGCTGGGTTTCATGTATTTCCAAATACATTACAGAAAAGTGGATGGATACAAGAATATATATTATTACGTCGTGGGAAAATTACGTATAATATCTTTTTCTCTAGATATGTCTAAAATGGAATATATAGTTTGATGAAAATTGCGGAGGTTGTTTTATTGCTTTTTCATCATCTATTTTCCACCATTCATTCAAATGTTTGAATTGTGTATTATAATGCCCACCCATATGCGTTCCATGGTGATCCGATATACCTTTTAATTCATATGTCCAGCGTTTACTCGGGTCATCGGATTCGTCCGCAAAAAATTCTGAAAACGTTATATTATCACCTGTATATGGACAATGTGCCATATTTTTACTTCCATTCGGATGAAATCGACGTAATGTTATAAATAAACTCGAAGGCAACTTCCAAATATGAGAATATATTTTTGCGTTTGTATGTAGATTACACTTCTCACATTTATAATCCTCAATATCAGTTATTGTTAACTCATTTCGAATCCATTCATGAAATGTATTTCCTTCACATGGAATTTTTAATGAATTAAATATATCCCATTGATATGTATCATTTTCACAATGTGTACAATGAATTGTTTTTCGTATCATACCGAAAAATTGCTGTACAATTTCACTTGTATTTTTACTTACAAACTTATTCCAACCATTTGTCGCCATGTCAAACATTGATGTTGAATGTATTTCATGATACGCTGTTTCTGTTTTCATTGCTTCGTGGAAATTGTCTAGCAGATATACTAAAAATTCATGACTATCATTTGGAATAGGTACTCCAAACATCTGATATACCGTTCCATGGACTGCTTTTTTGATTTCATTCATAAATCCAAGGGGTCGAACATACGCAGGTTTTGAAGCAGACCAAAGAGATTTTAAAATATCCTGATAGGCTAATAATATGTTTTTATGAGTACTTTCTTTAAGATTTGTAAAATCATTTGTAAGACACAACAAGTTTAAGTCTGGGCACGTCCTTAGCAATTGAATGGTTGAATTACAATAACAACTGTTTCCTATATTTTGAATCCCTACAATGCCTTTATCCATAAAATTTGAACATAATTTATGCTTAGGTTCTGGAGATATGTCGAATATTTATTCTATTGGACTTTTGAATGATTTACATAATCATTTCCCAGATATTCTTTACAACCCGCATCGATTTCGAAACGTCCAAGATTTATTAGATTATTTTCGTCAAGTGGCACGGATGAATCCATATGAAAGAGGTTTACAAATGTATAATCAACGACCACAAAATCAATGGGAAATTACAGATAATATGTTTGTTGTAAATAGAACGTCTATTCTTACCAGAATGCTCAATGAATATTTATTTGATAATTTAGAGAATGTTCCTGTTAT